TTAATCTCATAATACCAACTTTGACTTCTGTTAAGTTCTGCTATGATGTCTTGTTGAGGTTTTTTGAGGTTTTTCTCACCGATCAAGTAACACTCAATCAGTATCTTTCTATACTCTATCTTAGATAGTTGATTAATGGCATGCTTAATCGCGTCTAGCTCCTCTAGAGCGCATTCTCGGCTTATTTCAAGGTGTTTTCTGCGCGTGGGATGGTAATCTATATCAAACTGGTAACGCTCGTTATAGGTTAAATTAAGGCTATTGGCGATACGTTGCCATCTATGAAACTCTTTTAGTTTACGAATAGCGTTCTTCTTGCTCATCTAACACCTCTAAAGCTTCTCTATGTAATTTAAAAACGGTATTCCTTGAATAACCTAGCTTGTCGGGTATCTCATCCCATGATAAGTCATCCACATATCTAGCCTTAATAACAGCAATCTGTCTCTCATCTTGCAATGTGGCGATCATGGCTAGTCTTTTATCACGTTCCTTAGCTAAATATAAGAGTTGCTGTGCAGTACCTTTTTCAATGCCATTTAGTAACTCAGGATTACGAAAAGCATTCATCAGCTTGATGTCCTTGTCTCGTTGTTCCTCAAATAAGGTCATTAAAGCAAAAAGTGGCTTCAATTCTTTTAATTGTTCTTTAGCGCCCATGATTAACTCCTTTTTGGTATAATTTAGTTAAGCTTAAATTTAACCAAGGAGACGTTCTGTGTGAGCGTCTTTTTGTGTTTCTCGTTTTGTAAACTAGATATTTTTTGTAGTACTTCGCTTTTGGCTTCTAAAATCGTTTCTAAGCGCTTTTTAAAGTTGGTAATATAAAATATCAACTTGTCAGATAGAAGTTCTAAAACCATGTTTTATTTTAGTCTGATAAAGTCATTCTTTGTGGTAGGGTACTTAGCTTAAATTAGATATAAAATCCTTTAGAATCAAGCTTTTAACTTTTATCAAAAATTTCAAAAAGGGAATTTTTTGCACGGAAAAGGGCGCGTTCTCAAAAACATGAACGACATAGCCCCGTTAAAAAAAGAGTGGGTGTGTTTCCGTATTATAACCAGTGACTGTCTCCCTTATCCATATAATAATGAAATCTTCTCCAGTGATAAAGGTATTTGGTTAATCTCATGTACTTTGGACGTTTAGGAAAGTCATCA